AGTAAAACCTGGAAGTGCAGCAGCTAAAAGACGTAAATCTTTTTGTGCAAGAATGGGTGGGATGAAAGGACCATTAAAAAAACCAGACGGTACACCAACAAGAAAAGCGTTAGCATTAAGAAAATGGAGATGCCCTAAAAAATGACTTACGCATTACCAGGAATGTTTAAAACCAGTATCACCGCTACATCTTATATGGGTGGTACTGATAGTCCTTTTACTCGTAATCGTGCAGTGCTCGACATGATTAAAGGTTGGGAAATAATGAAGGCTGTTACTGAAGGCACAGAATATCTTAGACAAAACAGTGAAGCTTTTTTACCATTAGAACCAAGAGAAGATTATGATGCTTATCTTGCAAGAGTAAATAGATCAGTATTTAGTCCTTTTACACAGAGATTAATAAGAGCAGCTACAGGTCTTGTATTAAGAAAACCTATAACACTAATAGGTGATCCTTATTGGACTGAGATGTTTAAGATGGATGTTGATGGTTGCAAATCAGATTTAGATGAATATGCAAGAAGATTATTAATGTGTTCTCTTACTTATGGACAGAGTCATATTCTTGTTGATTACCCTGCTCCTTCTGGAGCGTTAAGTTTAGCAGAAGAAAGACAACAAAATCGTAGACCTTATTGGATAGAAATAGATCCTACAAATATTTATGGTTGGAGGTTAGATAGAGAATCTAACTATGGAAATTTAGTACAGGTAAGAATTGCAGAGAAAGCTGTATTACCTGATGGTGAGTTTGGTGAAAAAATTTATGATCAGATGAGGGTTATTGAACCTGGTCGTTATCGTGTTTTTAGGAAGAAAGAAACTGTTGAAGATATGTATGAAGAAAATGATGGTGCTTATTCAGGTAATATGTCTAGTCCAGCAGGTGAAAAAGATTTTGAATTATCAGAATCAGGACAGTTTTCC